TTTCTGAATAACGCACGCGGAACGGTGCTTAGTGCATGGATTCTAGCACACATGGAATACCCCTGGCGTAGGATAGGTTACAACACTACCATGGTTGATGATCTCAACCAGGCTATACCAAATTGGGGCGGTATATCACATCCTGCTATAACAAATACACGTATACGAGGTCCCAACAGTAAATGACATAGTTGTTTGCGGAATGAACAATGCAGTGAATGGACCTACGAACTTATTGTTACGAGTGGGGACGGCAGCAGTAGGAGTGAACGTTACTTTAGCAGCAAATGACATAGGGAACGTAGCCGGGGTAGCTATAAATATTGCCGCCGGACTTGATGCTATATACAACCCGGCGGTCGATGTGTCTCAGATCAGATTACAAGCATTGGCCACGGCGTACACACTATATGGTAACGAACAGGATGTCCAGACTGCAATGTTAGCTGTAGCTGATTGTGGGCATAGAGTAGCGGCACCATGTACAGCACAAAACGGCACCGGAACCTTCGGTTACTTCTTTAACCGACCGGCTGCTCCACCTGTCGTGGCTACACCTGTGTGGAATTCGGCTGGGTTACACCCGATACAGACAGAAGGTCCGGCAATAGTGACTGGAATCACGTGCCCATTAAATATGAATCCAACAACCGATATAAATAATATAATTAATAACCAGAATGCTGTGTTTAGAATCGGTATGTTTAACCCACTCATCGCAATAGATATGGTGAATGGGATGTATTCAGTTACCAAATCAGCAAGCAGTAAAATACCATCGAGCACCGCAGCAATCGGATCATGTATACGGAAAATAGCTAGGATGTTGACTAACGTGGGAGATCAAATGTTACGAAATATCGGTATGCCAATTAATTACCTATTCAACCCGGCTGCCGCTACAGCTTTATCCGCAGGCAACGTAAACATCCAATCGGCATGGGAGGATGCTTATGATGGTATCAACGGTGCATTCAATGATCAAACCGGTGGGCAGTTCTCTATCATGGGTAGTTGGTATAGCAACTACAACAATACATATTGGATGGCATATAATGCTGCACACACACCATCCACAGTAGCGATTGGCAGAATACCGAACTTTAAACTACTCGACAGTGGAGTGGAGTGGGACGGAAAACTAACCACGGCCACAAAATCGTTCTTAACTATGGTTCTCCCAGCAACTAGTGCCCCGGCATTCGGCTTTCCAGCAGCAGGGAATCCGTATGAATATCTGTTGAGTGTGGCACCTGAACCTTCAATGGTACTGGATTCATTATCGGCATTAAATAGATTTCAACCGCTGTGGGCACCTTTACTAGGAAAAGAACCGATGACACTTGGTTTGGTTACCAAGGGGGGTACAAACATCAACCCACTTGCATGGCCAGTGATGATGCCTAGCGTGGGAGTAGGTATGGCACTAGTCCTTCAAAACTACGGTGTGATTAACTTCCGTACTCTGAACGCTGTTGATACAATAATTGATGCTACTATTCCAGCCTTCGATCCATCAGTAAATAATGACGTATACCTGGCGTTCTTTCTTGAGGCGTTCGGGTATTTCACTCGCGCACCGATTCTTAAATACAATCAGATGATTACCTTCTATCAAGAAAGCGGCGGTACCGGCACAATATTAACCGATGAGGGTAGTGTGTACGCGAGTCGCAGGGCCAAGCTGGGTGGCAAAAAATCAACAAACTAAGATCCTCTAGTACCACGAATCCTTTACTCTCGCTCGCAATGGAGAGTATAGGTGTACTAGGGTTAGCGGGCAAAAGAGTACTGAGGGCATCGGGCCTGGCACCACATGCGTTGCTTCCGATCCAACAGGATGCTGTTCAAGCTCTTAGCTCGTGGTTAAGCACCACAAGAAAACTTCCTTCGGATACCGCTAGTCCGATGGATTTGAGTAAAGATAGTAGGGCGCGGTTACGTTATAGAGGTGGGCCACTGAGGATGTTCTCGGGTTGGGGCCCCACAGTATCACGGGTTTTCTCGTTATACTGGAGAGTACTACAACCTAACCTGCGTAGGGAGCTATTTGGTTACCTGAGATCAGCTAACTTGATAAGGGACATAAGCGATATAGATATAAGGGGTGCTTTAAAAGCATTTTCCAATATCATGTTCAAATATCAGGATTTATTGTCAAATGGTTGGCGATCATTTCATCATCTTAATTTACTATGTGACTATCAGACGGGTGTTAGTGATGATGATATTCTGGCCGAGATAAAAGATTGGACGTACGTGGTTCACAAACACAAAATCTTCGGTTCAGAAACCGTATTCATGGAATATTTTAGTTCTGGGATAACTGAGTTCATGTCATTATCCCCCCTGAAAATGATAAATTATGTCGGATTGTCAGATTATGAGTTCCTATCTGATCCGGCGTATTGGGCAAGGGCAGGTAGCAGTAGTGGAAAGAAATTGGTGGTATCAGTCGACGGTGTAGATAGGATAGCAG